TTGTATTCCTAACTCCTGGCCCGCCTGGATCTTTACTACTGCCATAGCTACCGATTTAACATCTGGAAACATTCCCGATTCTAAAAATGCTTTACCAATAGTCATAATTTCATCTACCGGCATTTGTTTTACTACTTCGTTCATAAGTTTACGTTTAAAGTTTTAGCGTGATTTTTAGCAATATTCCCGGCCATTTCAAAAAAGGAATCCTCAGTAAAAGGCGGGTTTAAATAAGCGTCGCAAACTTTAAAGAAATTTACTAAAGCCTCAGCGAGTACGATTTCCGTTTCTACATTGTTATGCAGTAAATTCGGGTTACTTTTTATTAAATCTTTTGCTGTCTGTAAAGCGTCCGGGAAAGATTTTGTAATTTCCGGCGAGTGTTTTAATTTTGTGACCGACATAATTTTTTAAATTTTATAGCTTTAATAAATTTTGTTTGATCCCTTGGTTCATAGCAAGGGATTTTTATTTGTGGTTAGTATAAGATCTTTTATAATGCTCTCCCCAAGATTCCCGAATGTCTTTATCTTCCGGTTTTGGCTTCTTTATCTTCCTGGATTTTGATTTCTCATAAATAAAATTTATAAACCATATCGCGGCAAGAATAACCAGTACCATTAGAACAAATGAAATCATTGGATTAGAGTTTATTGCCTTAAACATTTCATTTAATATTTGTAAAGTGAGGCCATATATCCGTTAACTTTTTTGGCTTCATAATTTTCCTTTGCTTTAAGGTTTGGATCAGTAAATAAACTAACCCGGCCATTAATACGGCGGCAAGGGTAATAAATAAGGGTAAAGGGTTTTGAGTTAACTGGTTCATAGGGTTTTATTTGCTTTTTTTAAATGTGCAGGAATACGGCGGTCGCCTAGCTTATACATATTTATAAACTCCTGCCTTAACTGGCTTTTCTTTGTAATGCGCGGCGGCGGCGCTTCCTGGCTCAATTCTTCTTCAAGCATCTGTAAACCTTTGCGAAGGGTTGAGATTTTATGATAGAAGTATTTTTTTTCTTTTTCAGTTAGCATTACTCTAAGCGGTTTGAATTAATTTACGGCGCTCTTTTACCTTCTGCGAAAAAAATGTTATCAGTTTCATAGCTGTTTCAATCTTTACAACTTCCCCGTTTAAATATTTGTCTAAGGTGGGTTTTGAGATCGGTAATTCGGCTTCGGCTTCGGCTTTATCAGTAGGCGTTATACCTTCTGAAAGTGTCAATAATTTTTGTACGATTAAATCTCTTACGTTTTCCATTGTTTCAATTATTTATCAAAGATTGCCATTATTTACCATAAATGCAAATAAAGAGGCAATTATTTTTAAATTATTTTTTATTTAATTTTATATATATTTATGAAATATTTTAACGTTTGAATTACAATACTTTGATACCAACAAGGAACACAAAAAAATTTATCCGATACGTGCAAAGCCTTTTAGAATCGGGCGTTGTAGAGAAACAATATACGATTGCCGATAAGATCGGGTTAAACAGAACTTTACTAAGTTCTATAATGAACGGGTATAAGCAAGTACCTAACCGGGCATTTAAAAAGTTTATCGAAGTTTACCAACCGAAAGAAATAAACGATCCCGATAGGGTTTCTCTGGAGAACTCAATAAGAAGCCAAGTTGTAGAGGAAGTTATTTTATCTACCCTGTCTGAACTCCTGGCATATCAGCGGGGCCAAGCTGTCAAAAGTATTAGCGATTCAATTTTAAAACAGGTAAATGATTTATTAAAAGAGAGGCTAAATAAATTATAATTCCGGGCTGTTCGGGTGCTGGTTTAGGTGGATCTTTTTCCATAAAACGGATTTTAGAAACTAACCAATTTACACGAGGGGTAAATTTTTCAGTTAGTGTTAAATAATAAAGTTAACTACTATTGGAAAGGGGGCGGGGCGCCTGGTGTATAAAAAAAGCTACGTGGGTGATCTCAGTAAGGTTTAACAGGCTCCGCAAAGGGCCCCTTGCATCAAACTGAGGCCCACGCAGTACCGCGGAGCATCAGCCGAAGTGCAAGGTTTTATAAATTTTGCGGATTCGTTAAACCCCCGGCCGTAAATGCTTAATTAATTTCAGGGTGTGCAATATAAAAAAACAAAAAATAAAATAAAAGTTTTTCAATGATATAAATTTATTAACAGTAAAACTACTTAGTAATATCCCTAATAAAACCGTAAAAATTACACCCAAATAATTTATAAAGAAATGACAAAAATAGTTACTACGAAATTGTTCGTTTGGCTCAAACAAAATCTCAAACAAAACACCCAAAAAAGCCTCTTTTTGACCTTTTCTAAAAACCGTAAACTATTGAAAATCAGTTAATTAATTTTTCCGGTATGACCTGTACAGAATCCCTGACTCTCCGCTTGTTTTTTGAAACGCTTTACAGGCGTGGTTTTCAGGGGTTGCGGTTTCTATCTCAAACAAAATCTCAAACAAAACCCTTAAAAAACAATGCAAAATAAAACCTCTTTTACGCCCCCGGAACTCTGCACCTATAACAATGATTTAAGTAAATCCTGGTTTGTTTATTTCGATTATACCGACGAACTTTCTAAAAAGACTGTACGCCGCCAATTCCGGGGAACGCTCAACCGATATACGAAATTAAAAGACAGGCTTGCTGCCGGCAATGAATTAAAAAAGTTTTGGGCGGAAGAACTAAAAGCCGGGTGGTCGCCGTTCCTGAATCCAGCAATTAATGACCTGTCTAAACTCCGCTTTAACGAGTCCCTGGATTGGGCGCTAAAAAAATGCAATGTTGCCGGAAAGACAAAACAAGGATATACGGGAACGGTAGAATTTTTTAAAAAGGCTGCTATTGCCCTGCACCTGGATAAAGCGTTAATTACCGGGATAAAGAAACAACATATAATGTTATTACTGGATCATATTAGGGAAGAACGCGCCTGGTCCAATCACGCCTATAACAAAAACGCTAATTATATATCGGGTGTTTTTTCACGCCTGGAAAAGTACGAAATTATTGAGCATAACCCGGCTCACAAGATCCCTTTACTTCCGGTTACTGAGACAAATATGTATGAAACTATGAGCGATCCCGAAAAAATAAAGATCCGGGATTATCTTTCTAAAAATCATCCATCTTTCTTTACTTATGTTATGCTTATCTATCATACCGGGATAAGGCCGGTTGAGTGCCTGGCGCTCAAAATATCTGATGTTTATTTAGATAAAAAGAAAGATGAGGGATTGATAACCATTAAACCAATTATTGAAGATGAGAATAGTAAAACAAAATCTATTCGCATGGTTCCCCTTAACGAACATATTACAAAACTGCTGAGGTATCATATCGCAAACCATGAAACACATTTATACATATTCGGAAGTCCTAACGGCCCCGGCGGTAATCGCGGATCTCAAAAGGGCGGCATTTCGGGCGCTATGCGTTCGGATTATTTTTACCCGTCCGAATACCAGGTAAAAAGAGATACAGCTACAAAACTCTGGAATACCCTTATCATAAAGAAACTGGAAATAAAAAAGTATATGTACGCCCTGAAGCATACCGGCGGCGACGATAAAATTTTAGCCGGGATCTCAATAGACGCCCTAAAAGAAATGTACGGGCATCACTCTAAATTTATGACTGAGAAATACGCAAAGAAAATTAAAGGCGTTTACCGGGATCAGATAATAGCAAACTCCCCCGACTTCTAAAAGCAAAATAGCGCCTTATAGAAATAAGGCGCTTTTATTATCCAATATCCTATTCAAAGAAAAGCAAATGCGCCCCCATCTGGTACACATTTACAAAGTTTAAGAGTGTTTACCCTCATAGTGATATATTAGGGAATCTATGATTTTATCTTTCTGTTTTATTTCAAGTTGGTGGATAGAATCTAATTGCTGCAAGGCCCGTATTAGATCTACTTCGCCGGGATATATTTTTACGTCGTCGCTGCCGGTTACTTGTACTTTGCGTAAATCTTCGGTGCTTATCTTCCTGGAATGGCAGGAAAAAAATAGGGCAAAAATTAAAAGGTATTTCATAGTAAATGTTCCTGATAGGTTTTAAGGATCTTGTTTATATTTATTTTGAGATCAACAAGTAACTCTTTTCTTATTGCGAAGTTTGCTAACTGCGTTTGATCCCCGGTATCGGTTTTGTTTACATTCTTATCAACTAAAAGCATATTACCTTTTATCAGTTTTGCGACAAGCTGCGCGATCGTTTTACATTCAAACTCAAATTTTAATCTCTGGAAACGTCCATTTATTGTACCTGTCGCCGCGTGTACTTCCCGTCCGATTTGGGCGCTGTTCTTCCCCTGGCAAATCAGTTCTAAAATTTGCAGTTCATTAGGCGTTAGGCGTCGGCGGTTCATAGATTGATTAAAAGCGGGTTTTTCTCAAGAGAAATATAAATGACTTTCTCTTAATCTTCTGTTTAAAAGTGATTCTGAATATTCTTTAATATGGCTGTGCGGGTTTGTTACCTTATTCCACATTAAAAAACACATTCTTATTATATTTATTTCGGTCATTTTATTTTTTACCATCCATTTACGTACTGAGGTATCGGCTACCGCCCCCACCGGAATAAGGGTAGTATCATTGGGGTTCTTACGGATAACTTTTAATAAACTGGAAGTTCTAAACGCTGCCATGCCGGCATTAAAAGCAAATGAGATTAACGCTATCGTTTGCTGATCGGTTAGGGTTACTTTACCGCATAAGGATCGTACTATTTTGCTGCGGTTCCTTATCTCCCATTCTAAAAGTTCATCAGCTTCCTTATCCGTAATTGTTTCGTGCGGACCTACCGCCCTGCCGCTTTGATACATTGTAGATCCGACGCCAATAGTCCAAACGCCGGCGCTGTCTAAATATGAGTGTAATACGCGCCCCTCCTGCGCCTCAATAAAATCGTAAACGGAGTTAGTCATTTTTTAAGCCGGTTTATCCTTTTTGATAAAGGCGTGATAAACGTACTCAAGTAAGGAAGCTACTACCGAAACTTTTGCATCTGCAGGCCCGAATAAAACCGCGAATATAGCCGCTATGCTATGCGAGGCAATAGCCCAAAATTTACCGCCTTTTGTTTTTTGCGCTTTTAAATACTGTTGTAATTTTTCTATTAATTCCTCTAAAGAAAATTCTTCCCCTTCCCGGATCAGGTTAAACGCTTCGGCTACATCCCTGGCGGTTTGTTCGATCTTTGCAATATCCTGGTAAGGAAATTCGGTTTGCAGGGCGGTTTTAATATCTGCCGGGATTCCTTCGAGGCGGGTATTGATAAAATCAATTATTCCGCTTCCGTCTTTTAGCGCCTGTTTCTGATCTTCCGGGAGTGCATTATAAGCCTTTTCGGCCCCTCTAAAAGCGGGTGCAAAAATACTTCCGATCGCGGCGAGCAATCGGCCAAAAAATTTCTTTTGCTTTTCCATATAGTTTTTATTATTGGTTACTTATTCTTCAACATCCAGTTTTGTGATTCCTACAAATCTTCCGAGGCCCCAAACAATACCGTCAATAACTGAACAGGCGAGTACAATTTCTTTTACGTGGGTGTCCGGTACTAAAGCCGAGGCGCTTACCCAAATTAAAAAAGCCTTATTTATTACAAATTCGGTTCTAAATATCCACGTTACCCACATCGGCGTGGGTTTGGATAACTGTCCTATCCCGAATCCTAATTTACCCGTTTCGTTTACTACTTTTTCAACCGGCTGCGCTACCATATTATTAGTTTTTAAAATCCTTTTTGCGATCCTTTTCGTTTGATATTCATAAAATCATTTGCTACTCTAAGCTGCTCTAAATAACTGTACCTTTCCTCTAAGCATTTCTTTAGACGCGCTTCTGTGTCCGGCCTCCCTTTTAGAATATACTCTCCATTATAAACCAGGTTTTGAAATTCATAAACCGTTTCAAAACTTTCATCCCCTGACAGCATTATAAAATAACCATATCTTATTTTCTGCTTAATCTCCCGTATAACTTCCAGGCCATCAATCGGGCCGTTTAAATTAAAATCTATTATATACGCCTCAATTTCGCTGCCGGCTGAACTTAAAAATTTATCTGTATTTGTAAAGGATTTCGCGTTTACGATACCACAAGTTTTAAGAGTTCGCCCAAGAAAAAAAAGATCGTTTTCGTTATCATCGAGCACTAGTATTTTTAGATTCATCGGTGGAATAAATAATAAACAAAAGCCGAAAAAAGTACCATTGTCATAGCTGACAGGAAAGAAAGAATAATTAATATCACCCTTATGCTCCCATCTTTGCCGTCTCTCCATCTGTTGAGTTCTCCAATCCCGGTGTTACTTAGATCGGCGTTCGCTTTTAGGCCGTCAACTTCCCTTTTTACATTAAGGGTAAAGTTCTCAGATAAGTGAGTTATTTGCGCCCCCCATTTTTCCTCTATTGCGAGTTTCATAGAATCGCGTTTATCTGAGGCTACCTTTTCTACTTGTGCTATTTTATCATCTGTAGCTTTAAAACTGTTTACAATAGAGGTGTAAAGAGTATCGCGTTTATCGTCTATGTTTTTCCTCATTTCGGTTTGGCTTTCCCGGATATTTCTTTCGAGGGAATCGACTTTATCGTTCATTGTCTTTATGTAGTTATCGTAACGCTCTGTAACTGTTTTTGTGTTTTGCTCTATCCGGGTTAGGATATTTGCAAACTGTTCTTGTACCTGTTCGGCCCGGGCAAACGTGGCTATAATATCTTTTTGCTGCTCCCGAAATTCATTTGCTTTTGCAAAGCGTTCATCAACAAATTTTTCTGTTTTATCTATCGCGATCTGAGTTGCCCGGTCATTTTGCTGCATCAACTCCTTTAAGTGAATTACTTCTAACTCTATTATTTTAAATTGTGAGGGATCAAACTCCATAAATTAATTTTTAATCCAGGATAGGCCCGCCGCCTGCATCTGGGTATATAACGCGGCCATTGTAGCTACATAATTATTATACTGGTTCTTTACATAAGTTCCCGCTGCTTTTTGAGATCCTGCGCCGTTTGCAATCGTATTTACTTGTGAGAATAAAGCGGTGTAACCAGGTATTGAGGGCGAATTAGAAAATATACTTGCGTTAACTGTTGATAGCGCCCCGTAGCGATCCGAAAGTAAATTAATTGCAAAGGTTGAAAGTTTACCCGCCGCAAGTGTTACGGTAGTTAGTGAATCCGGCAAGGTTCCTGATCCTACTAAAGCGTTAATTTGATCCGGCGCTTTTCTATCCGCCCATGCAAAAGATTGGCTGAGGTAATACCCGTAAAGTATTACCGCTTTTACCGGGATCGTTACCGTTATCGGTAAAGTTGTACTATCTACTTGCGCCGTACTTTTCACGCTTAAAAAAACGAGTATTATTATTATTATCTTTTTCATATTTCTTTTTTAATTATTTACTTATTTACCAGGCCGCTTGCCATACTGTACCATCATATACATAAAGTTTATGTAAGGTGAGATCATATACTATTAATCCCTCCGCCGGTGAGGCTATTGCGTTTATTTGTGTCGTTGTCATTCGTGGCGGTAAAAAACCTTTTGTTGTTGAGGCTACATTTAATTTTGCGCTTGCTGCGTCTGTAGCCGTTCCCATTAAAATATTTTTAGTACCCCCGATTATTGACATAGAGGCATTAGTTGTGTTTATGGTTGAGGCGTCCACATTTACACCAAATAAAATATCTTTTGAAAAGCCTGAGAATAAAGAAAGATCAGCCGCCGAAGCTGCGCTGTTTCCCATGCCTGCGCGTGAAGATGCGCCGCCTCCCTCATAGACTATAAACCCATTTTTTGAGGTCGCGGGGCTTCCGTTTGAGAATAACGAACTAATTGCGGGTACTGAAAATGTGGCGTTGCTACTGCCATTATCAAAGGTGAGTATAGTTGTTTTTGTTCCTCCGGCAATATTGCCAATATTCAGGCTATTTGTTGTGCCGTTATACCTTATGAATCCGCCGTACGCTCCGGGTATTGTCGCTTCATCTTCATTCATTTCAAGGGTGGAATTATACCCGTTTCCTGATCCGATTCTCGCCGTTGCATCAACGGAAGCTCTTACATATAAATTTGTTAAGGGCGCTGCACCTATACCGACCTTTCCCGTACTGTAATAAATATCGCTTCCTGTTGTAGTCCATTGGGAAGCGCCGCCGCCTCCTGCCGTCCACGCTGTACCATCAAAAAAGTTCTCCGCGTGTGTAGTAAGATTATAGATCTTTAACCCTTCTGCCGGGCTTGCTATTGCATCCCTTTGGGTGGTTGTCATTCGGGGGAGAAGTACGCCAAGTGTAGTGCTTGTAATATCTACTAAGGAACTTGCGGCGGGTGAGTTTGTTCCGATACCTGTTTTCCCTTGTACTATTAACCCATTTGCAGGGGCAAGGGTTGCCGCATAGGTAGTGCCTAACGATAATCCCTGATTAGCGTGAAGTATCATTGCCATTGCTGTGTTACCCGTGTAAAACTCTAAGTCATTTGCTGCATAGTTATTGCCGGAAGCAATTAAACTTCGTGCGGTTCCCTGTGAGGTTTTCCAATAGATCGTGCCACGTGCAATATTTGCGTCTGCTGAAGATGTAAGTGTTAGATATGTTCCTGCCACATCAAGGGAAGATACCGGCGCTACCGTTCCAATACCTAACCTATTATTCACCTCATTATAAGCCGACGTACCAAACAAAATTTTTCCTTTGGTAGCGTGTGAGGTTGAAGATAAAGTTAGGTTTTCACCCGTTGCCGTTCCTCCGATAACGCTTTGCCCTCCTGCAATACCTGTACTTAAATTAGCCGTTATTGTTCCGGCTGTATTGGTTAAACCTGTTGAGAAAGTATTGCCCGCCGCCGGTGTGTAATATTCCAAAGCTGTGCCTCCGGTTGCTACTCTTAAACTTTGCCCGGTTGTGCCTATTGTCGCGAGGCCCGTTCCGCCTCTTACTATTGGTAAAGTGCCGCTAATTAAATCACTTGTCGCGTGGGTGTGTGCAAAATCTGTTATCCCATACCCGGATATGGTTGTAGGGCGCCCGGAAAGTGAGGAAAAGGAAACATTTATCTCTCCGGCTGTATTGGCTACATTCCCGTTAACCGATAAAGGCAAAATCCCTGAGAGGTCCGGGAGTTCTAATATTCTTGTTCCGGTTATACTGCCCGCGTGTATTTCGGCGCTGCTTGTCGGGTTGGATAGTTTTAATATCCCTGAATTGTTATCGCTTGTTAACTGAGTAGCATTATATAGGCCGGTTGTTGTATTGTTCCCGGTTATATTGAGGTATGAATTATTTATAAATATTGGGTTGGTGGTATTGTTGCCGGTTGTTGTTACCTCCTGCAGATCCGGGGCGGCCGGGGCGCTTAAAGATCCACGTTTAAGAGTATCGCTATCAAAAAAAGCAATATTGTTATAATCTAAGGGGGTGGTATTAGGGGTATTGAGGATAAATTTAACCGGCTTGGTGGTGGATGTTATTTTTGCGAAATTGGGCGTAATGGATAAAGTATTAATATTCCCCGGGCTTTGCGTTATAATATTTACTACAGAATCCCGCGCCGTTACTGAGGATAAATAAGGTTGCGAGTTATTGGAATAGATCGCCGCCCCTGAATTAGTTAAACCCAAATAGCCGCCGGCTGTGGTCAATAGTCCAATACTGCTTGCGTTGTAAATATTCAATCCAAAACCGTTAAAATTATGTAGCCTGCTCCCGGTCGCTGTTAAATTTGTATTGGCAAAATTTTGTGATAAGGGAAAGGCGCCCCGGATCGCTGCCGCCGTATCGCTCAATCTTTTCGTGCTTGCCATTAAAACCGAATCGTAAAACGCGCCGCCTGCCACATCCCAAACTAATAATTTTGGATCATAAATATAAAAGCGGTGATTGCAGGAATCAAAAGCTATTGCGCCCTGCTTCTGTGGATTTATTGAAAGTAATGTCGGAAGGCCGCAAAAAGTTGGTATATGTAAGGTGCTATCTACTTTTAACCTTTTATCCTGGTAGCCTGCCGCCGTCATAGGTGTGTAGCTTTGCGCCCCGGCGAGATAGGAAGAAAGTATTAAAAGTATCGTTATTAATTTTTTCATTATGGTGTGCTTGCTAGTGTTATTACTCCTGTTCCCCTCATTTCTAAAGAAAATGTATTCATATCGTCAAAACTTCCTGTATCTGTACTATTGCTTATAAACGCTGTGCATGATTTAGTATAAGTATTCCCGGCATCATCTGTGGCTTGGTATTGTACCGTAAGCGGCGTTTGAGCAAGCTGTAGCGCCTGCAGATCAGCAAGGGTTAAGCTCCCGGAAACTGCGAGGCTTACGACTCCATCCATTGAGATTGTAAACGAGTGCTTTGTCGGCAAAAAGGTCGCAAATAAACCAGTACCCGATACACTTGTTTCAATAAAATCGGTGCTTATACTTATACTAGCTGAACGGGCGCAAACGTAAGGCGTCGGGGTTCCTGCGACGTCTATTGATACAATAACATTTTTACCCTGAACATTCATTATTTATTTTGTGGCGTAAAGGAATTGAAAGAGGTAAATATAACTGAGATCTCCATCTACCTCAGTATCTTTATACAATTCGTAGAGGGTTCCCGAAGCTGAATTATTCCTGTAGTCGATCTCTAATCTTCCGAAAATAAAATTATGCGTAGGAAAGAAAGTATAACGGCAAACGGCAAGCGGTGTTAAATGGTTCCCGGAAGATATAAGGCCGTAAAAAGTTCCCTCTAAAAGTGTGCGGGGAATTCTCCGTAAAAATAAGTTTTCAAAGGTGGTTATTTCTCCGAGGTTCTTTTGTCCGGCGGCGTAGGATCTCAGCCATTGTCCGCACCTGGTTTGTAGTAAGCCGGTAAGAGAATTAAGGAATAAGGCGCCGGCAATAGCATTTCGGGGAGCGCTATCTATACTAATTTCTTTTTCATCTGTATTTTTAATTGTAAGATTCTGGTTTGAGGTGTGAGTTTGTCCTATAATTTTAGAAGATTGGTTAATCATTGGAATATATTCGATTCTCATATCCTGGTAAAGATTTTCGCCGCTCCCGGCAATACTCCACGCGCGTAAATAAACTGTTACCAGTCCATCAAACGGCAAGGGCCTTGTTTCTGTCTCAACGCTAAACCATTCGCCGGCGGTTACATCTACCGCTACCGTAAAACCTGTTGTAGTATCCCAGGAAGGTAAGCCGCCCGGCTCATTAGCAAATACCGTATTTGTACCATCTGTTAATTTAATAAAGATGTTTAGTGAAGAAAAACCGGCGGTTGTTTTTGAGCGGAAAGAAAATTTAATTATATCACCTAATCCGGCCTCAAATTGATAAGAATGTATATCATTATGTAAAACAACCATATAACGCTCTATCTCATTTCCTAAACTGTCCTGAATTACCCTTATAAAAAAGTCTGCCGGACCGTTAACCCCGGCGGCGCTAGGGTAAGCGTTTGTATAATACCACCAGGGGGCCGCGTATTCGCTAATAGTTTGAAGTGTTGGCCCTGATCCTGTTGTATAAGTAGTTCGTAAATTCCCTAATTGTTGCAAATCAAAGTTCCTTAAAAGCTGTGCCGGCTGTTTATAGTTAAACGTTTCCTTAGTAAATTTAAAGGGCCTTGTTATTGTTTGCATTAGCCCGGTTTCGGCTACTGAATCCTCACCGATACCGATTTGATATTTTGGAAATCCGCCGAATATTATACTACTCTCATCTAAATTTTGCGCGGGCTGAGATGTAAACGCGGGATCATAAGTAAAACCGGGAACATCATAATCGTAATACCGCGCCTCATCCCATCTTACCAGGTTCCATTTACCTTTTGCCTGCAGTAAAGTAAGGTGAAATCTATCTAAAACTTTAGTAAGTACCTCATAGCAATTATCCCATGAACTACCGCCGTTAAAAGTTTGTGGATCTATTAAAGTTTGATCGAGAAAACACCCGGCGGCGCTTTGCGTTTCCTCATTTATATTAGCAAAAATTCGTGTATCAAGTAACAGCCCGGTAGAAAGTAAACAACTTTTTATAATAGCGTTTAAGGATCTCAGCGAATACATATCGGGCCTGTACAGTCCTATTGTTGAGGAAGTCGCGGGTAAATTCGTTACGGCTTCATTAAAAATAAGATAGTAAATACCCGTAATAACTACTTTACTTGCGAGGGTAAAAGTGCCGTTAACTCCGCCGGTTGAGGTAATAACTAAGGTATCTCCGACCTCAATTTTATTGTAAGTCGCGGCGGAAACTACTACAAAATTAGGCGCCTGTCCATCTACTGTATCGGTGATTGTTTCAATTAAGGCAAGCGGTTGAGCCTTTGAATTATTAAAGGGTACATCTTTTAAAAGTCCGAGGTTATCATTAGCGGATAAATTGATTTCGTGCGCGTAATCTTCCATTATTTCGCTGCTGTCGTCCTGCACTATAAAACCCTCAAAAAGTGTTATGGATCCGCCGCCGAATAGATTCCATAAAAATATTACTTTAAATTCCTGGTCGTCCACCGAATAAAGATCGCTTAAAGGGATATTATTTTCGTTAACTAAAGAGATTGATAAAGAAGATCCTTTAATAACCGCTTTGGGTTCGTCGTTCTCCCATGTATGAACTACCGGGGCCGCGCTTCCTTTTATGGCTGTTGAAGATCCGCCGTAATTATTTTTGTAAATATTTATCGTGTAACTGTCGCCGGTTGCGTCTATCCTTCCAAAATTGCAAGTATATTTTAAACCGTAAGCCATTAACCAAAAATAAATTAATGCCTTACCCTTTATTTTAGTGTTGGTATAAACTTACTTTAACGTATCGCATTAAAATAATAGCTATATATTAGCGTTTCTATTATATGAAAAAATTACTACTTATTATCCTGGTTGCTTTAACTTTTGCAAGCTGCAAAAAAGAAACGGCAAGGCGCGGCGAAAACTGTTATCATTGTACGTTTGGAACTTTTAACGGGGCTACAAAAGCGCCGTTAGATTATTGCGGTGAGGAAGGTAGAAAATTTCAGGATGAGCAAGGGAACGACCTAAATAGCCAATGTATATTAAAATAGTTTAGGTATTGCGCCCGATCTTTAACGCGGTTCTTTTATTTTGTAAATACATATCTGTACCCGCTAATTTTCCCACAACTTCAACGGTTATTAACTGCCCGCCGCCAATATTTCCCGATACCATTCCGCCGGTTGCGAAATTATTGTTTCGGCTGAATCCGCCGCCGTTTATCATATCCAAAAATGACTTCCCGAATTTAGTTACTGAATCGGCTTTTACCACGTACTCCCCTCTGCTTAACCGCGCGTTTATACTGTCTGATGTTGAAGATCCAGGACCGGAAACATAACCACCCGAAGCGAATCCAGGTAGTTCTATATTCTTTAATAGTGTTCCGGCTGCTATTGCTACTATCCCGCCAATTACTCCGGTTATCGGATTAGATTTTGAGGCTTTTATGGCTGCAAATAAGGCGCTTGTTTCAATAGCTGCCTTGCCAAGTTTAATTAAAAAAGTACCCATTATATCAAATATTCCGCCTAAAGCATCTTTTAAGAAACTACCGCCGCCGGTTAAAGCCTCTCCTAATGATTCACCAATACCGCCCGCAAGATCCAGGAATGTACCTTTAAGTAAATCGGTCATTTCAAGCATTTGATCGGTAATAGGTACGGTAATTTGTTTTATAGTATCTTTTAATTCTGAGGGTTTAGGCGGTATTAGATCTAAAGGAATTTCAATCTTAGCCACATCACCGATCCCGGTAGTTCTCTCCTTTAATCTTTCCGCTAACTGCCTTTCGTCCAGTTCCACACCGAGGGTTATTAATGCCCCTTTGCGCTCTCCGGAATCTTTGAACTTATCCACTAGCTTATCAATCGCGCTGCTGATTAAAGCAATATTTTCTTTTGATTTATCGAATCCTAACAGATCCCCGGAAACGTTGTTAACTTCTATATCGTGCCTCAGTTTTGCAAGTACCTCTTTAATGGTTTCTATATCTTTAACCGCTTTGGGTTTACCTGGTTTACTGAGTCCAAGATCTCCGCTAACGGCCTGATCGTGGGTTAAATCGTTTATCTTTTTTTCCAGGTCGGCAATATTCTGTATCGTGGATTTTGTGTCTTTGGCTAGATTCTTTTGCGCTACTCCTGCAAGTTTTATTGAACTTGCGGCCACGCTTCCGAGGCCTAAATAACTGTTTCCGATCGCATCTAAAATATCTACATTATCCGCCAACGGTCCGTTTTGCAGGGTAAACAGTTTTTCGTTTTCTTTGGTGAGCAAGTTTGTTAACGCCTGCGCTTTGGCTTTCCTTCCGAGTGCTGCCGTTAGCCCGTTAATCGCGTCCGTTGTGGCTACGCTGTTTATATTTTCAAGGTTGATATTGCTTAAATATTGCGGGTATTCGCTTTGCAGTTCTTTTATCGCTCCAAGTCTTGCCTTACGGCTTAACCCGTCGTTTTGCGCTACTGCTACCAGGGCATGAATACTTACCGCTTCGGTTTCGGCGCTCGCTGCCGCCTTTGACATTTCAGTATTAAACTCTTTTTGTACTGCCATTGCCCGGATCTGAGCATCTGTATAAGCATTAAAGAGATTAGGATATTTAACGATAATAGAAGAAACAACGGACAGGGCAAAACCAATACCGCCCGCGCCCGCGAGTGATTTAGCAAACGCCTTTAAGGCCCCAACATTGCTGCCGGCCTCCTGTCTTAATCTCTGGAAAGATTCAAGTAAAGGGTTCAGGTTATTTTGAATACCTATAAAACCAAAGGGCGCATCCTGCGCTACCCGGCCTAAATTTTGTAAAGCGTTCCCCGCCTGGTTAATTCCGAGAGTACCGCGTTTTAATGTGGAATCCAATTTCCCGGCGGCGAGTGCTGTTTTTGCTAGTTCTTTTTGGGTTTCATCCATCCCCTTTTTAAAACTGGATATATCGGCGCCGACGGTTATTTGTAAATCTTCCATTTCATTTTATCTTATAGATTTTCTTTACTTCGGCTAACTTCTCTTTACTCATAAATAATGTTTCGCGTGAAACTTTTTTATCGGACGGTAAAGGCCAAAATTCATGCACCGGCATTGGCTTTTGAACTAAACTTTGGTGAGTTCTGTAAAATCCATGCCTGAGTAATGCCGCCTGATCTTCTATACGGTCCTCATAGCCTTTTAATTTGCAGTAATTAGTATAAGGAAGGTTTGTATAATATTCGTATTCACTCAGGCCCAGGACACCGAAATAAAATTTATGCGTTTCAAATAACTCTAAGCGATTTTCTTCAACGGTCTTTTTTTTTCTTCACCCTCTTTGTTACTTTTTTTTTCCGGGATCAAAGATTTAAAAAGTTGCGTTTCAACCAGGACGTTTTCAACTTCTTTTATAACGTCGGTTCTTTTGCTGCTGTATAATTCATCTACCCAATCGCAAACGTTTTCAAAACTATAATCCGGTTGCTCTCTTTTTACATAACTGTTACCTCTTAAACCGCCGTAAAACATTGCGTAAACATTAGAGGTTGTTTCGGTGGCGCTTGCGTAATCTGCCATTATCTCTAGGGCAAGCTGATTGAATTTTAACCCCCGTTCCTTTCCTCCAAAATCTATTTTTATATAACTCATAGATTAATTTACTGTTGCTACGGTTGTAGTGAGGCCGCTACCTGTACCGCCTAAATCCGCGTTACTTGCTGAAAGTACATCGCCTACCGTATAACCTGTACCGCCTCCGTTAAGTGTAGTATTTGTAACGATCCCGCCGGTTACGCCGATATTTGCGAGGGCGCCGGTTCCGGTTCCTCCTGTTAATGGTACAAAAGCATACCCGCCGTCCACGTAACCCGTTCCGCCGACTAAGCTGCCGAGCGTTAAAATAGTTCCGCTAACGTGGGTGTTTTGATCTATATCATCGCAACTTATTGTACCTGAGAACGTAGCCACGCCGTCGGGATAAGTGATCGTTAAGCCTGAGAGAAATCCGGTTCCATTATAAATTATATCGCCGGCTACCGGGGTAACTGGCCC